TTCGCGATCACTGAAGAAGCGATCGAGGACAATTTGTATGACAGAGTCTCATCTCGTTATACAAAAGCATTAGCTAGATCTATGGCTAACGCTAAACAAGTTAAAGCAGCTAACGTGCTAAACAGAGCTTTCAACAGCTCATACACTGGCGGTGACAGTAAGGAACTTTGTGCAACTGACCATGCTATCGTAGCAGGTACAGAGCAGAATGAACTTACAACTGCAGCAGACTTAAACGAAACTTCATTAGAGCAAGCATTGATTGACATTGCTGCGCTAACTGATGAACGTGGTTTAAAAATTGCAGCTCAAGGAAGAAAAATGATTGTTCCTTCGGCGCTTCAATTTACTGCTGAAAGACTGATGAAGTCTCCAGGTAGAGTAGGAACAGCTGACAATGACATCAACGCAGTGAAAAACATGGGGATGGTTCCTCAAGGTTATGTAGTTAATCACTATTTAACAGACACTGATGCTTGGTTCATTAAAACAGATGTACCAAATGGAATGAAACACTTTGTTAGAGCACCAATCAAAACTGCTATGGAAGGCGATTTTGATACTGGCAACGTTAGATACAAAGCTAGAGAAAGATACAGCTTCGGCTGGTCTGACTGGCGTGGTATCTTCGGATCACCAGGTGCGTAATAGCAAATAACTTCTGAAATGAGGCGGCCTTAAAATCGCCTCATTTCGACTATAAAGTAAGAAATTACCTATGAAAAACTTCAGAATTCAAATCCGATATCACGGTTATTATGCTGACTTTAAAGTCATGTGTGAAGACACCCCTCAAGGTATCGAGAATTCTATCCTTGACAAGCTGGGAAAAAATGAGGTAAAGTTCGAATCTGATGGATTTACCAATAAAAAAGGTAAATGGATAACCTATGAGGAGGTTATAAATGATCCAAGACCTATACAAACAAAAGAAGTCCTTGGAGTTAAGTTGGGAGCAGGAGTATAACGAATCAGGCAAATATACTCTTAATATGGTTGAAATTGATGAAAAAATTAAAAGTATCATCACTCAGATCAAATTAGAAGAAGCTCGTATAGAAGATCTTAGAAATAAGATTTCTGAATCCAAGGCCGAAGTTTCGATAGCCACTTAAGCGCTATCAAAAATCAATTTTTTACCACAGGATACCTTGCACTTTTTTTAAAAAAGGGCTATAGATTAATCACTATACAATTATTTAAAGAATCTAGACGAGTATAGTCGACGGCCTAGAGACTAGATTCACACAAACTAGGAGGATTAATTATGGCAAACACAACGTTTAGTGGAGCAGTTAGATCTGAGAACAATTTTAAATTGATCAGTAAAACTGCATCTACAGGAGTAGTGCATGACAGAACCCAAGGTTTTGGGTTAAGGGATGCAAGAAGATATTATCTTTATGAGCCTTTCTTACAAAGACCAGGCCTTAATGCGATAAATATCATCGACCCTAATGCAGACGATGCAACAGCACTGGCAGTAACACAAGCAGCGAACAAGAACTTTGAAACATTAGGTACTAACTACACGACTGCTTTGACTACGTTCCCAGGAACTCAAGCAGGTATCTTAATGACAACAGCAACGGCTGATCAAGATCAAGCAATTCTGTTGCCACACTTAGACACAAACCAATCGGCTTGGTCTAACGTTTTATGGGGTACTGAGAATCAAGTTGAATGGGAATGTTCAATTAACTTGGCTGCAACTGATAACCAAAAAGTTTGGGCTGGTTTAAAATTGACTAATGATCAATTACCTCAAACGGATGCGGACCAAGCATATTTCTATTATGCAAGTGACGCAACGAATGGACAAGCATTGTCAAGCTTTACACCATGGTATTTTATTCAGTCGGTTAATGGTACTGACTATCTAACTAATACAGGTGTGACAGTAGCAGCTAGCACGAACTATCATTTCAGAATTGCGATTGATAGTGATAGAAAACCATCTATTTTTATAAATGGTGTGCAATACAGTGCAACAACAACTGCAGCGACAACTTTTGATGGTTCAACTGAAGTAACTGGAACAACTCAAGCAACTATTGCGGAAAGTTATTCAGCTACAAATGCGAACACTCAAAAAGGTCCAGCATTGAAAAACGATGTTGATTTAATTCCATATATTGGAATTGAAAATGGAGCGGCAGCAGCTGAAGCCTTAAACGTACACTACACAGCAATAAGTAGACACGTTTTTGAATAATAAATAAATTTAGATGGGGCTTCGGCCCCATTTAAATTAGGAGGATAAAAATTATGAGTACATATCCAGTGGATATAAAAACCGTTAATATTACGTCTGCTACAACTACTACAATCTTTAATGGTCCAGCTAGAATTTTAGGACTTTCATGGGTTGTAGCTACGGATCTTGGGGTTGGAACAATAACAGTGAATGATGATACTACTGCAATATGGGTTGTTAATACACCAGCTACAAACACTACGAGCCACAAAACTCCATCTCATGGAAGTATAATGTTACCAGGGACAGGGATTAAAGCTAACACAAGTTTGAAAATAACCAATGCAGTAGTGACACATGTGACCGCTTATTACGGATAGGAAGTAGCATATGGCAAATACTACTTCAGGAACAGTAACGTTCGATAAAACATTTGCTGTTGATGAAATTATCGAGGAAGCTTACGAGCGAATCGGTTTACAATCAGTAAGTGGCTATCAACTAAAAACAGCAAGACGTTCTTTAAATATATTATTTCAAGAATGGGGCAATAGAGGTTTGCACTACTGGGAAGTAGGCGACACTAATGTTGATTTGATCGAAGGTCAAGCTGAATACACTTTCTATAGAGCATCAGGAGATGGAACTTCTTCTGTCACTGTTGGTGGCACAAGTGGATCTTCTACTTATGGTGTAGCAGATATTCTTGAAGCAACTTATAGAACTGGAAGAACTGAAACTACTCAAGCAGATTCTGCATTAACAAAAACAGATAGAGCAACTTATTCTGCATTAGCTAATAAGTTATCTAAAGGAACTCCTGCTAGATATTTTGTTCAAAGGTTCGTGGACAAAACAACTGTTACCATTTACCCAACACCCGATTCTACCGCTGCATCAAAAGACATGCACATTTATTTTGTAAAAAGAATTCAAGATGCAGATTCAACTTATACTGACGCAACTGATGTTCCCTACAGATTTGTACCTTGTATGGCTTCAGGATTGTCATTTTATTTAGCACAAAAATATGCACCACAAAGAGTGCAAGAATTAAAATTATTATACGAAGATGAATTAAAAAGAGCCTTGGCAGAAGATGGATCTTCTACAAGTACTTATATAACTCCGGAGTCTTATTACCCGAGTGGATAATTATGTTTGCAAAAGGAAAATATTCAAAAGCAATCTCAGATCGATCTGGCATGGAATTTCCCTACAGTGAAATGGTTCGAGAGTGGAATGGTATGCTAGTTCATAAATCTGAATTTGAAGCTAAACATCCTCAATTAGAACCACGAGGATATGGTGCAGAAGGACATGGATTAACTAATGCTAGACCTGCGAGAACTGAAAATGATGCTCTAGCTATTTTAGGCCCTGATCCTTTTTCAACGATTTCAGCTAGCTCAGGAATTATAAATGTTTATGAAAAAGGTCATGGAAGATCTACAAGTGATACGGTTAGATTTCGAGGACCTGTTTGGACAAGCTCGGATCCTGATGGTTTTCAAAATCCAGTAGACTTTGATGGTATTAGCGGATCTAACATTGCAAAATCTGCAGGATACTCAATCACAGTTGGAAAAAGAGATTCTTCTGGTGATGTAACTGCAACGGACGATTACTATTACTTTACTGTAGATACTAACACTGCTACAAGTGGAGGAGTATCAGGAGGAGGCAATAATTGTTCGGCTGGTCCGGCAACTTTAGAGGCATAATATGGCAGGATTTACATACTCAACATTAACCACAGCAATTTTAAATTATACAGAAGTAGGAACAGGTGTCCTATCAAGTACAATTACTGATCAATTCATTGATAACTCTGAACTTAGAATACAGAGAGATGTCCCTATCGATGCAGATCGAAGAGAAGTAATAGGAAATTTAGTTGCTTCTAAAGATAATGTATATGCTCCTGCTGGAACTTTATTTGTAAGAGGAGTACAAGTTTATACTTCAACAACAGCGGCTACTGGAGCTAATGGCTGGCTGATTAAAAAAGACATTAGTTATTTAAGAGAATATGATGCAGCTGAGACAACGACGGGAACACCAAAATACTATGCAATGTCTGGAGGCGGAGCAACAGGAGCTGGAGCAACGACTTCAGGAAAAATTACTCTTGTCCCTACTCCTTCCTCAGGTTTTATGTATAAATTACATTATAATGCGAGACCTTTGGGATTAAGCTCAGCAAATACGACAACTTATTTAAGTCTTAACTTTGGTAATGGATTGTTGTATGCATGTTTAGTAGAAGCTTTTAGCTATTTAAAAGGTCCTATGGATATGCTACAACATTATGAACAACGATACCAAACTGAAGTACAGAAGTTTGGAGGAGAACAATTAGGTCGAAGAAGACGTGACGATTATACGGATAACGAACCTCGTATACCCGTTCCGGCTCAGACACCGTAAGGATAACAAATGGCAACACTAACAGTAAAAGTAATAGAAGAAATAACACTAAACAATAACAGCTACAACAGTGAGCGATCGCTAGATATTTCTAGTGTTGATGAAATTGTTAAAAGAATCGTTACGATTTCAACAACAGAAACAGGACTGTTAGGTTTTGCTACAACTTCTGCAACAGATTTATCAAAAAGTTATCTAGCAGGTCAG